TATGCTTCCAGAAGAAGCTTTGAATAATGAGCTAGGATGGAAATATAAGAAAAATAATATTTCTTTCAATGCCAATATTTATTATATGGCATTTAGGAATGAAATAGTTCTTAATGGAAAGGTTGGTCCTAATTCCCTTGTATTGCATCAGAATGCTGCTAAATCTTTTAGAAGTGGATTAGAGATTGAAGCCAATTGGAAGGCTACAAAACACTGGGAATTTGTTGCTTCTAACTCATTCTCTTTCAACCGTATACAGCAAGATGAAGAAAGATTTCAACCTGTGCTAACACCTTCATTAATAATGAGTTATGATGCCGTGTATAATATGGGTAGCTTCGCGTATACGGGACTCAATGCTAAGTTCAATGGTAAATCTTACATTGACTTTTCGAATGAGCACACATTACCTTCTTATGCCCTGCTGAGTATTTATGGGGGTCTTAAATGGAAAGGTTTTGAGCTAAGGGGAACTGTAAATAATCTTCTAAATGACTTGATTTTAACAAATGCAGTTATGTCAGGGGATTCGCCATCTTATTTTGTAATGGCGGGTATAAATGGATCATTATCATTAACTTATAAATTTTAATATGAGTATAACAATTGGACTTTTTGGAACTTGCGGGAAATCTAAATGGCGTGAACCATTTATGAAGGAGTATGATAAACAAGGGATTCTTTATTTTAATCCCCTGAAAGACGACTGGAAGCCTGAAGATGCAACAATTGAAGCAGAGCATCTTGCTAATGATGAAATACTTTTGTTTCCTGTTACCGACGAAACTTTTGCTTTTGGGAGTTTAGCAGAAACCGGGTTTTCAATTCTTCAGGCTATTAAACTGAATCAGAGAAGAGAAATAATTGTCATGATCGATCCTGATGTTAATATTGAAGAAATGGCTAAAGCCAGCATGGAATATCAGACTCAAATAACAGAAAGTATTCGAGCCCGAGCTCTTGTTATGGCTCATCTTAAAAAATTAGATTATCCAAATGTCTGGATTGTAAAGAATCTGGACAATATGCTAAAACTTAGTCTCCATCTTCATGCTTTAGCAGTATTAAAAGAAGGAGCAAAACAATATACTCTATGAGGAGAAATCAGGATCCATTAGTATTTTTAGGGATAGGTAAAAAAATAGAAGAAGGCCTTGTTATTACTGACGAGGATCTTTCTTCTTTTAAGCCTAATCCGGATTTTATTCTTGAGGGATTTATCCCTCAAGATATTTATGTAATGAAACATCTTTTTGCTAATAGTATTATAGGGGTTTGTTCTGGCAGAAAATCCTGGAAAACCCTTAAAAATTATATGAAAAAAGAAAGATTTGGAGATTATGAAAATCGATGGATTTGGAAAAGCAGTATGCCTTATTATGCAAATGATCGTAAAGTTCATCCTCAAGGTGGAGTTCTTAAGCATCAATACCGAAGTGAAAAATCTGGAAAAGAAAACCCTGATTTTTGGGTAGATTCAAATCATGATATTTCTTTTTCTTCTTGTAACGAACTAATAATGGAATTATGATCAAAGGATTTGTAACGGGTAGTTTTAGGCCATTTCATAAAGGGCATGAGGCGTTAATCGATTATGCTAAGGCTCATTGTGATGAACTTACTATACTCATTACAACTCTTCCGGATGAAGCGATCCCTTATAAATATCGATTGAAGTGGGTTCTTTCAACTTATCTTGATGACCCTCAGGTTCAAATACTTGCGGATGTTATAGAGGAACCTAATATCAAGGGGGACGAACTTTCGGAATGGTGGGGGATATATGTGAAAACAAAATACGGCCAATTTGATAGGGTTTTTACTTCGGAAGATTATGGAGATGTTTTTGCTAAATCAATGGGTGCAGAGCATTGGAGATTCGATCAATCCCGAACAATTGTTCCTGTTAGTGCAACGTTAATTAGAAATCGGCCATTAAAATATTGGAATTATATTAACAACTTTGCTAAAGATTATTTTGTGAAAAAGATAGCAATTGTCGGAACAGAGTCCACAGGAAAAACTACATTATGTCAGAAATTAGCAGAATATTATAATACATCGTGGGCCCCTGAAGCGGGAAGGGATTTAATACCTAACTCCCGAGAATGTACTTTAGAAGATCTTAAATTGGTTGGTACGGAGCATGCAAAAAATATCCTTAGAGCTATAAGGCATTCGAATAAAGTAGTTTTTATTGATACAGATTTACAGGTAACTAAAGACTATGCGGAATATCTTTTTGGACAAGTTCCCAAATTTGAACCGTGGGTAGAAAAAGCAAACAAAGTAGATCTTTACATTTATCTTGAAAAAGATGCTCCATATATTGATGATGGAACTCGTCTTCCTGAAGAACAAAGAAATGAATTGGATGACATCCATTATAAAAATATCTTTGTTGTCAATAATAATTTAAGGGGATACGGATTTAATCCAGAATTTGAAGGGGGGGAAACAGAGGAAGAAAAAGCAACAATTATCAACCAAACGTACAATGACAGATTTAGATTTGTAGTTCAAGATATTGATAAATTTTTATCACAATTTTAAAACTTTTCGTCGCTAAGTCCATATTAATATACAATTCTGAAAAATACATAAAATACAATAAAACGTTCTTTTATTAATGATTTATTAAAGTGTAGTAAGTTGTTGCGATACTTCGATCTATTGGCGCAAGCCGACCTTCGAGAGGGTATCTCGGTACAAATTGGTAACTATATGATCAGGTAAACGGCACGTGGCATGAGGAACATTATGTCTATGTTAAGTCAGGCGAAATGCAGGGCTTTTTTTCGGTAGTGTTTCAAAAAGGCCAGGAACCTAAGGAGGCTGGAAGGACGAACACATAAATCCTTTACTTAGGACAGTTATTAAAAGGGTCTGAGTTGAATAAAATCCTTTGGAGAGAAAACTCCTAAACTCGCGCAACCCAGGATTCTCACTTAATGTTTTTAGAGCCGTAGTAAGAGCAGTGATACTTCGTAAGAAAAGCAATCAAAATGCAATTTGACTATGTTCTGTTATTTAATCCGCAAGGGTTAAACAACTCCAGCTCTCTTAAGCTAAATTCAGATCCTCGCAAGAGGCCGTAATTCCCGAAGGTGCGGTGCCTTTGGCGTCTTTTATCACGTACAAGGTCGTTTGAATTTGGTGAGAGCAATAAGAGAAAACTTATAAAAACACACTTCTTATCGTTCTCGGCAAATATATAAGGTGAGGGACGCTTAGCGACCTTCACCTTTTTTTGTCAAATAATAAAATGGAATGTTTATAAGAAAAGGAACTAGAAGAATTAACATGAATTATGTAAGGGAATATCACCCTTCAGAAAGAACCCTCTCAACAGGACAAAAAACTTATTCTATTAATATCATTTATATTGACGGAACTAAAGACTCTTATGAGTTTTATAATAACCCTACCGAAAGGGATAATTTATTAAAGAAATTTGATGATTCTTTTTTAAAAGAAATTTAAATGAATGATTTTTTAAAACAGGGATTTTCCTTAAGAAAGCCTCTTCAATCAACAAAAAGCTTCCTTAGTAATACCAGAACTGTTTGCGTTAAAACAAGAGACGGTAGAGTCACTGAGCATCCAGGAATTACAGATCCCTGGAAGTATATCTCTAAGGTTAAAAAAGATTTTAACGTAATCGACGCATGGTGCAAAGATATATAAAATCTATATGTCAAAATTTTATTTTCTCTATAAAACCACCTGTATCCCTTCTAACCGATATTATATCGGAATGCATTGTACAAATAATTTAAATGATGGGTACTTAGGCAGTGGTATTTTTCTAAGAAATTCTATTCGAAAATATGGGAGGGAAAATCACTCTTTACAAATTTTAGAATATTTTCCGTCCAAAGATTTATTAATTAATAGAGAAAAAGAAATTGTAAATAAAGATCTCTTAAAAGACCCCTTGTGCATGAATTTAAAAGTAGGCGGTAAGGGAGGAGCAGTTTCGGGAGAAAGAAATCAATGGTATGGAAAGCCAGCTTGGAATAGAGGGAAAAAAGCTTCAGAAGAAACAATTAAAAAATTAATCGAGTCCCATAAAGGTCAAATCTCATGGTTAAAGGGAACAAAAGGATTGATACAGCATTCAGAAGAGTGCAAAAACAAAATAAGCTTGTCCTTAAAAGGAAAACCTAAACCTCATAAGGGGCATCCTATTTCGGAAGAGACAAAACAAAAAATGAGGAAACCACATGGTCCAATGTCTGAAGAATCTAAACAAAAAATGAGAAAACCAAAATCCGAGGAGGCTAGAAAAAATATGAGTTTAGCTAAAAAAGGAAAGCCATCAAATAATAGAAAATTTTAACTCCGGATATTTTTTTATTTGAGAATTTTTTTGTATATTTGGTCCATAATTATCAGACAATGGACATTATCATCGAAAGACTCAAAAAAGTAAAGGAATTGGCCGAAAGAGGGGAAGCTGGAGAAGCATTAGCAGCTCGTGAAAAACTTCACATCCTTCTTAATAAGCATGGTCTTACTATTGATGACCTAGAGGATGTTCAGGTCCATCAATATAAATTTAAATATGTTACTGCTGCAGAAATGGATATTATTATCCAGTGTATTGCAAAAGTACTTGATAACCCCAGCATTTCATATTCATATTATAAGGATAAGAGAAAAGAATTCTTTGTCAAAATGACAGAGTGGCAATATATTGAAGCAAAGCATCTTATCGACTTTCATGTTAAACAATTCAGGAAGGAACTCAAAGCCCAGATGAAAGCTTTGGTATCTGCTTATGCTTCAAAACATGATTTATTTGCATCATCCAAAAGCAGCGAAGGTGGTTCTTCATTAAGCCCTGAAGAAATGCAACGTTTGATGTCCATTTATTATTCTTTGGATGATAAATTCTTTCAGAAACAATTAGCCGAAGCAAAATGAATTTCGTAAGAGGAGTTGACCCTAAAAGGGCTATGAAAATAGGAATTATTACTTGGGATAATCTCGGGCCAAATAATTTTTTAATACAAAAGAAATATCCAGTTCCAGTTTATGGAAGAGAGGAAAAAGATTTTATTCCCAAAGTTCTATATTTTTGCTGTGATGGTAGAAAAGTGGAATCCCATATCTTTGATACCTATATTCTAATAAAAGATATTAAAAGATTAAAACTAGGAATCATTCTTATAGAATTTCAATTGGCAGGAAGGGATAAAACTCCTACTGGGGGGACTTATTTTTTAAAAGGCCCTTTAGAAAGATTTAAAAAATATTTTGCTTTAGTTCAGGAAAGATGAATTTTGAAAGGGGAAAAGATCCAAAAGAAGCAATGAGTATTGGCCGAGAAGCTATACTCAAAGAAATCGGCGGTATCATTGTAAGAAAGGGGGAATCCCATAAACTTCCTACTGATATAATTCATGAAAAAAATGTAATTATTCAAATCTCAGATGATGGGGAATACCAGATTTTAAAAAACAGATATGGAGACTGTCACCAGGGAAATGAAAAGGATCTTATAAAAGAGCTTCTTAAAATACGAGAACAATTTAAAAAGTGGTCCGATCCTTTTTTAGGATTTCCTACTATGCAAAAAGTATCTGCAAGAACTATCGGGCAAGATTTAGTTTCAGTCCAACCAATGTCAGCTCCAAAATCAGGAACTTTTTATGTTGATTTAAAGTACAAAAAACCCTCTATTTTTAAAAGAATTTTTCATACAAAACCCCACAAAAAACCAAACATATAATTGGATAAATACAACAAATTTTTTAACTAAAAATAGTTATTGAAAGGTAGAATTTAAAACAATAAATGGAAGAAAAAGATTCCTCTAAAGAGAGGCAGTTTCAATCAGAGCAAATTGAATCTGCCGATGAACCCCCTCTCGTCTGCTCAACCCAATCACAGGTATTCAAAAATAAATTTTATCCAAACATAACCCCAGAAGAATGGGGGGACTGGAAATGGCAAATCAGAAACAGTATCACTTCCTATGAAGAGCTTTCTAGGATTTTTGGTTCTTCTGATTATGAAATTTCCGAGGATATAAATTTACCTCTTCGAATTACTCCTTATTACGCAAGTACAATTAGTGATCCAAAAGGTCCTATAGGACGTTGTGTTGTACCATCTAAAGAAGAACTTATTGTTACTGAAAATGAAGAATCCGATTCTCTTCATGAAGAACAATATAGTCCGTTACCTAATCTTGTTCATAGATACCCCGACCGAGTTTTATTTTTAACTACGGATTTTTGTTCATCGTATTGTAGATATTGTACTCGTTCTCACATGGTTTCTCATTCAGAAATCAACAAGAAAATGTGGGACAAAGCTATCGAATATATTCGTCAGCATACAGAAGTTCGGGATGTACTTTTGTCTGGCGGTGATTTATTAACTATGGATAATGATTCTATTGAATATCTCCTTAAATCCGTAAGAGAAATAGAACATGTAGAATTTCTAAGAATCGGAACTAAAATTCCAGTAGTTCTCCCTCAAAGAATAACTCCGGAGTTATGTTCAATGCTTAAGAAATATCATCCATTGTTTATTAGCATTCATTTTAGCCATCCGGATGAATTAACCCCAGAAGTAAAACAAGCTTGCGAAAGACTCGCTGATGCAGGTATTCCGCTTGGTTCTCAAACAGTTCTTCTTAAAGGAGTAAACGATGATGTTCCTACAATGAAGGCACTTATGCATGGGTTACTTAAAATAAGGGTTAGGCCATATTACATATACGCATGCGACCTCGTACCCGGGACAAGCCATTTTCGAACAAAAGTAAGCAAAGGAATTGAAATGATTCAGGGGCTCCGAGGATGGACAACGGGATATGCGGTTCCTCAATTTGTTGTGGATGCTCCTGGTGGTGGGGGAAAAATCCCACTCCTCCCAGAATATTATATGGGGCAAGAAGGAAATAAAGTTCGTTTAAGAAATTATGAAGGCAAAGAATTTATTTATATCGAAAATTAGCGGATAAATAAAGAAAACCTTTATATGCAAGCTAAAAAAGTCTTCGAAACTCAACATTTTGAGAGAGGAAGAAGCCCCAAAGCTTCTATGGATATTGGAGGAATTCAAATATCTACTCTTTATACGAAAAGGGAGAATGAATATTTGGAAAGCATAAAAGAAAAAAAAGAAGAAGCTAAGAGAGAATGGACTCAATTTCTTCGAAAAACTTTTGTTGGCAAAACTATAACCGCAAAACTTAAATCCCTTCCGTCTTTTGATAAAGATATGGGAATAACCAAAAATCGGGAAACAAAAAGAGGTGAATTTACAATTCGGGTTCAAGATGTAATGGATTCAGGTGATTTTGGGGAAAAATTTGGAGCTGTCAATATTATTTTTGCTGATATGGAAAATAATATTTATAGTTTAGAAGGCATTGATCAAAAAATTTATATAAAATAATGTACGAATATAAAGCTATTGTCAGAAAAATCTATGATGCTGACACCGTTACTTTAGATATTGATCTAGGATTTTATACATGGATTCATAGTCAATCTTGCAGACTTTTAGGAATAAATGCTCCTGAAGTTACTGGAGTAGAAAAACCACAGGGAATTATATCCAGGGATACTTTAAGAAGCTGGATTCCTTTAGAAAGTGAAGTTACTATTAAAACTTATAAAGATGATTCTGATAAGTATGGCCGTTGGCTTGTTGAAATATTTTATGAAGGGGTTAATATAAATCAGAAACTTCTCAATGAGGGGTTTGCTCAGGAATATCAAGGATGAAAGCCAAATTCATATATGAATCATTAAATTTTGAAAGAGGTGCGGACCCTAAAGATTCTATGGGGGTTGGTATTAGATATAGAAGAAGTTTCAAAACGGTACGAGAATGTGCTAATTTTTTCCTGAATCATATTGATAAACTTTCAAATGGAAGATTTAATAATATCGATGAATTAAAAAGAGCTTTTAGAGACGACGAATATAGAAATCAAATTATTCAAGGATCAGGAGAAGAAGATGAAAATCCTAATAGCACACTTCATTCCTTTGCTATTAATAGGAGTCCTCTGCGAATGTGTAAAGATTATCTAGAGGGATTTAAGAAAACAGATAATAAAGGAAATGTTCTTTCTAGAAAATATTCACCGGTTTATATTGAAGAATGGGGAAGTACTTTTGATGAAAATATTGCAAAATTAGCTTGTTTAAAAGAATTCCATCAAGAGATCCAAAAAATATTAGGATTGAGAACGGACGATTCCTTGATATAGGAATCCAATCTTAACGATTTTTTAACGGAAAATATTTTTTTATAAGAAAACTTTTAGTATATTTGCACCATAAAAAGATACCGTGGTAAGATAAGAGTTACTTCGTCCGATCCTATAAATCAGAAACTGAAACAACCTCTTAACAATTTTCCCGGAATTTTTTACAATAAGTTAAAACTTTTTTGATATTTGCAGTAATATATAGAGAAACTTAATAAATACTACTTTCAATGAAAAGGCGTGGAAATATGGATAATTTCGTGAATTGGTTTGGCTTTAATAGAGCAGCCGATAAAGACGGAGGAAGTTGCCCGCTTGAAAGAGTAGAGTAAGACTAGAAATAGTTAGGACTTTATATAAAGCGGGAACTTCAAAAGAGATTCCCGCTTTTTTTGTTCTTTAAAATATTTGGTGAGGTAGCTCAGTTGGTAGAGCAATGGACTGAAAATCCATGTGTCGGCAGTTCGATCCTGCCTCTTACCACACCAATTGGGGGAGTAGCTCAGATGGAGCAATCGCGTAGAGCGCTGGACTGAAAATCCAGAGGTCATCGGTTCGATCCCGATCTCCCCCACAACACCGATCTGAAAAGATCATGTTCTTTGACATGCTGGCAATTGCACCTGTAGCTCTAAATGGCGAGCCGTAAGGCGAGAGCAGCTGGCTTTTAACCAGCGGGTTGGGGGTTCGAGTCCCTTCAGGTGCACAATGCGGGTGTAGCACAATGGCTAGTGTTCCAGCCTTCCAAGCTGGAAATGTGAGTTCGATTCTCATCATCCGCTCTAAGAGTAGTAATGGATCAGGGTTACTTCGCACTGAATGGTTCAGTAATTGTCTGTTAAACAATGTCCGCGGTTCAAATCCGCCTCGTTCCCTACCGATTTTCTCTCTTAAATGGTCTCAGGGGCTGCTTGGCGTGGCCGCCGGGTTGTCACCCCGGAACAGAGAAATCTGACAGGAGGGTTCGAATCCCTTTGGGACCGCCAAATAGGGGTATGGTGTAATGGTAACATGTTTCTCTCCAAAAGAAATGTTCTGGGTTCGAATCCTAGTACCCCTGCCAAAAATTCTATAGGAGACTCTTAAAATGGAAAGATACCGCGCATAGAGACGGCGGTTAATGCCTATAGAAAATTTGGGCTGTTAGCTCAGTTGGCTAGAGCACCTGCCTTGCACGCAGGGGGTCAAGGGTTCGACTCCCTTACGGTCCACGATCACTCTCCTGTATCCGTAAAGGCATCCGGTACACTCTCTTAAAGTGGGCTATGCGGGTTCGACTCCCGTCAGGAGAACAAAACTAAACATAAAGTTATTAGTTCAAAAACCTTTAGTCTATCTATGTATATAAAATAAAAAGATGAAAGTTTGTGAAAATTGTAATATTGAGCATAATGGTTCTTATGGTTCAGGAAGATTTTGTTCAAAAAAATGTGCAAGGGGATTTAGTACAAGGGAAAAACGATCAACTATAAATAAATCTGTAAGTAAAAAACTATTGGGTAGTGGTCATGGAGATGTTGAAAAAATTTGCCCTGAGTGTAAAAAAATATTTAAAGTAAAATGGTATAAAAGACACATTAAAACGTGTTCTAGAAAATGCGGAGTTTCTTTAAAATTTAAAACAAATAGCAAATTAAAGGAAATTTTATCTAATGCAAGAATTAAAAACATTGAAAATGGAATTGTAAATGGCTCAGGAATAAAATGTGAATATAAATTTAAAGATAAAATAATTAAATGTGATTCAAAATTAGAATATGCAGGATTAGATTTTTTTGTTAATAATTATGATGTTTTAGACATAAATAGAGCAAATATAAAAATTGATTACAAATATAATAATGAAATACATGTATTTTTGCCAGACTTTAAAATTACAACTGCTGAAGGTATTTATATTGTTGAATGTAAATCTGAAAAAGTGACGTCATATATGCAACAAAAATGGAAAAATTATATTGAAACATCAAAAATTAAAAAGGAAAAATTAATTGAATATTGTAAAAGTAATAATTTTTTATTCTTTTGGTTTACTCAATATACATCAAATAATTATGCAAGTATAAAAATATAATTAGTGCGTTAGTTCAGTTGGTTAGAATATGTGACTGTCACTCACATGGTCGCCGGTTCGAGTCCGGTACGCACTGCAAATCTGTAGTAAGATAAGAGTTACATCGTTGGTTAATCATCGGTTCGAATCCGATACCAAGCTCCAAAAGTTGCTTAGTATAATACTCTTTTCGAATTTCTCAGA